ATTCGATACAAAGTTAAACAACAGTTCTGCCCAAACAATTATTGGTGTTCCAAGTGGAGAGACTGAGCATTATATCAATCAAGACTTAGAAACAGTTGATGAACCTATGCCTGGTTCTGCTGTTGGTGGAGTTAGGGTACCGTCTGCAGGAATTGTAGCATCTTCTCAAGGCGGGCAATTTGAGGGTGACATTGGACTAGAAAATTCTGCTACTGCTACTATTGGTGGCCACAGCTTACCATCTAATCCTAATAACCCTACGGAATATGCAAGACTAGAAAGGTACGTTGATCCTTTTACTGGTGAAGTTAAATATAGAAAAGTTTTATTAAAAACAGAAAATTCAAGACATGGTGAACAAGTACATAAAATAATTAATCTAAGAGATTAAGAATTAAGTACTTTAAACGAATAATTAAAGATATGACTAGGAGAAAAAACTATGGCAGAACAAACTTTTAGAAGCCCTGGATTCTTTGAACAAGAGATTGATCTCTCTACTAGAACTGGCGCTCAATTAGGAACCCCGGCTGGAGTTATTGGAACGTCTGACTTTGGTCCGGCATTTGTACCGGTAACTGTCGGTAACTTCAATGACTTTGAAACCAAATTCGGTGGATTAAATCCAAAAAGATTCGGACCTTACGCCGTAAGAGAATTTTTAAAATATAGAAATGCTGTAACTTTTACTCGCGTATTAGGAGCAGGATCTAACACAACAACAGGGGATATCGCAAACTATGAGTTGGGCGGTATTGTAAAAAATGCCGGATTTAAGATCGCTCCTGCTGGATCAGCAGCTGCAGGTACCGGACAAAAAGCAGGAAGTGTTGTGTTCATTACGGCTAAACACACCGTACCAGCTTTGTCTGACATTGGTTTCCCAGTATTCACCGATAATGATACGTTCTCTGGTTTTCGTGAAGCTTCAGCGGCTACCGATAATGCTTATCTCGTAAGAGCAGGGATCATGACTACTTCCGGATCCAAAGTCTATGTTTTTGATACTGCAGACTTTGCCCAATCGGAAGCTTCGATCACCACAGATCTTGCAGCCCCAGATGCATCTAAAAGATTCAAGATCGGTATCTTTTCTTCCCAAGGTCAGACCTTTGGTGATGATGACGGTATTAGTGGCTTTAGAATGTTTACTGCGTCTCTTGATCCAAACGATGCATATTATGTAGGAAAAGTTTTAAATACTGATCCGGATGCTTTTACAGAAGAACAACACCTCCTATACTGGGATTACAGTGTTGAAGATGAGTTGGCCCAAGTATCCACTGGAGCAGGAAGTATTGCTCTTGTGTCTGGTTCTGGTGAATCTGTATCTGGTGCCGGTGCAACAGTTGCTAGTTATAACGAACTGTATGGACGCTTTGATACAAGATATGCCGCTCCAAAAACAACTAAATTCATCAGTCAGCCTTTTGGTTCGACAGAATTTGACTTATTCCACTTTGAATGCATTAGTGACGGTGCTTTTGCAAATGATAAGTTTAAAGTATCAATCGCAGATCTTAAGGCTTCTACCGATCCAAATAATGAATTTGGAACGTTCGAAGTTCAGATTAGAAAATTTGACGATAGCGATCTTGCACCTCAGATCCTAGAAAGATTCCCTGGCCTTAGCTTGAATCCTAACGATGAAAGATATATTGCTAGAGTAATTGGTGATTACCAAGTAAGATTTAACTTTGACGAAGTTGCTGCTGACGAAAGAAGATTGGTTCTTTCTGGAAAATATCCTAACCGATCTGCTTACGTGAGAGTAAGAATGAGTACAGAGATTGAATCAGGGGAAGTACCTGATTCTGCATTGCCTTTTGGCTTTAGAGGTATACCTGCTCTTTACACATCACCAACAAGGACTAATCCAACGTCAGAAGATGGTTCTTATGATCTAGGTACTTCAAGGCTTCATTGTAAAGATACTACGACTCTTTCTGGATCTGTAGTTCCTCCATTGCCTTTTAGATTCAAGGTTACAAAAGGTGCTGTTAATTCTAGTCCAACTTTCATTGGTGAGCCTGGACTAAGAGAAAGAGCCGAAGCTAGATTCTATTGGGGAGTTAAATTTGATAGAATCGCAGAAGGAACTAACACTGTTCTAAATGCTAATGCTGGTGCTGAGATTAATCCTTTGGTAAGAACATATACTAAGTTAACCGGTATTCAGAAACTTGATGCTTTAACAGCAAACGGTTCTCAATCTGATGCGTTTAACAATCATAAATTTACCCTTGCAAGAGTTGCCTTAAGACAACAGCTTACGGCAGGCGGTGAGATTGATACCAATGGAGCTTTGACTGGGTCTGCTAGTGACCACATGAAAGAAGCTGCCTACATTAGAAATGGAACTGTTAATCCGAAGACTTATACTGTCAATGATGCTGTTGAAGATACAGACAGAATTACCTTGGCTTCTTTGATCAATTCAAGTTCTTTGCTTTTCAATCGATTCACTGCTTACAGTAAGTTTACAAACATCTTCTTTGGCGGGTTTGATGGATTAAATATTCTAGATAAAGACGTTGCTAAGATGAATGATAAGGCTGCTTCTACTGAATCTGGCGGTAAAGCTGCAGACTCGGTAACTGGTGGTATGGGATTGACTGGAACAGATAACGGTAATCTTTCCGGTGCCGGCAAGCTCAATAATGTAGTTAATTCTTATAGAACGGCTGCAGAGATAATGACCGATCCAATGGTTGTTCGAACTAATATCCTTGCAATCCCAGGCATTAGGGATCCTTACGTTACAGACTTTGCCGCTGATAAAAACAAAGACTATAGCATGTCAATCTACTTGATGGACATTCCTGCTTATGATGAAGATGGCAACAGACTGTTTGATGATTCTGCAGCTAGACCAGGTGTTTCTAAAACTGCTGAAGAGTTTACGAGAAGAAGTATTGACAACAACTACGCTGCCTCTTACTTCCCGGATGTATTCATTGAAGATCCATCTAATGGAAATAGAAACGTACATGTACCGGCCTCTATTGCTGCCGTCGGCGCTTTGGCATATACTGATTCTGTGGCTTATCCTTGGTTTGCTCCTGCAGGATTTAACCGTGGCGCTTTAGGCTTTGTCAAGAACGTTAAGTCTAGATTGACTACAAACGATAGAGACGAGTTATATGACGCTAGAATTAATCCAATCGCAACATTCCCTGGTGGAGACTTTGTTATCTTCGGCCAAAAAACTCTTCAGATTGCAAAATCTGCATTAGACAGAGTTAACGTAAGAAGAATGATGTTGGAATTAAAAAGACAAGTAATCTCTGTTGCCGACAAGCTTTTGTTTGAACAGAACAATCAAGCAACAAGAGACCGTTTTATAAATTTGGTTTCACCGAGATTAAGCTTAATTCAAGCACAGCAAGGTATTGAATCATTTAGAGTTGTAATGGATGACACTAACAATACTGAAATCGACAAAGAAAATTATAGATTAAACGGTAAGATTATTGTAGTTCCTACAAGAACCGTCGAATTTATTTCTATGGATTTCATTATTACTAACTCGGGTGTTTCGTTTGAGTAATACTTATAGAATAATAACAGGAGTTAAATAAAATGGCAGAAAGAATATTAAAAAGTCCAGGTGTCTCAGCAAGAGAAATCGACCTAAGTCAACCAGGTACAGTAAGTGTTCAAGGAACCCCCGCAGCAGTCATTGGTACATCAGAAAAAGGACCAGCCTTTGTACCGGTAACTTTTGCTACCTTAAATGACTTTAAATCCAAATTCGGTGCTAGCGATGGTAAAAAGTTTGGGCCGATTGCTGTTGCCGAATGGATGAGGAATGCAAGATCCGGTGCTTACGTTAGAGTACTCGGTGTTGGTAAAGGAGAAAAGGCTTTATCTTCTGGTAGAGTTGAAAATGCAGGTTTCGTAGTTGGTGCTCGCCAAGTACAAGATGCTGGAACTGTAGGGCACAATGCTAGCGCCGGCGCTGGTGGTCCTTTAGGGAGAACATTCTTCTTATCTAATATCATGTCAGAATCAAATGGATCAACATACTTTCAGGATTCCGGAATAGTTCATCCAATGTCTGCATCAATCCTTCGTGGTGTTATGATGTTTCCATCCGGTGTTTTACCTGGTCTTTCTGGTTCAGGATTGTCAAATCCTGTAACGGGATCAAGTATAGCACAAGGATCTTTTGGCGATGGTTTAGACGCTGGTGGAAGATACGGTTCTATGGACTTAAGTTCAAATGGTGGATCAACTTTTGCACTTTACCTTAACGGATATACTGGAAACTATTCACAAGTTATATCAGCTTCTATGGATCCAAAAGCAAGCAATTACTTTGCAAAGATCTTTAATACTGATCCTGCTTCCATAGAAACAAAAGGCCATTTACTTTATGCGCACTTTGATGTAGATCCTGCTTTGGCTGTTTCTGCACCTGCTCATGGTATTGCTGGTCACAGAACAAGAGTACTCTTAACAACCGGTTCTGGAACTAGAAACGACTATGCTTCTGATAGTTCTTACGTTCCTAACTATGAAGGTTTTGAATATAGATTTACTCATGCCAAAACTCCATTCATTATCTCACAGACTTTAGGTAATACAGAGAAAAACCTTTTCCGTTTCCATGCGTTAGACGCTGGATCTTATGGTAACAACAAGGTTAAAGTATCTATCGCAAACGTTCAAAAAAGCCGTGACGTTAATGACAAGTACGGTACTTTTGACGTCCTAGTAAGAAGATTTAGCGATTATGATACAAATCCAGTTGTATTGGAAAAATTCATTGGCTGCAGTCTTAATCCAAATAGTCCAAGGTTTATTTCCAGAATTATTGGTGATCAAAATGTATTCTACGACTTTGAAAAAGCCGTTGCTAATCAAAAGCTGGTTGTAGAAGGATCTTACGCAAACCAGTCTGCTTATATCCGTGTAGAGGTTGTTCCTGCTGTTGAAGCTGGTACAATGCAGGCCGAAGCATTGCCTGTTGGCTTCCGTGGTCCATTCCACTTGGTTACTTCTGGTTCTACTATGTTAGAAGGCCATGGAGCAGATAGCAATAACTTACAAGATGGTTCTGTAGCCATTGATCATAAGTTCTTAGAAATCGAACAAGCTCCATTATTGTACAGAAAGTCAATTGCTTCCGGAACTGGTAACAGAGCAAGAGTTGTAAGTGACTTGTACTGGGGGATCCAAAATACTAAAGTTACCGACATTGATGTTCCTAACGATGGTTCTGCAGTTAACTCCATTGTTGAAAACTGGACTAAGTATTATCCTGGCTATGAAGGAAATAATCCTGCTTGGGTTGGAGACAATCAAGGAACAGCCGACACTGATGGTACAACCTTAGATGCTGATAGATTCCAAAATGGTAAGTTTACCTTGGAAAGAGTTTTGATCAAAACCAAGTCTGCAGCTGATGAAGTAGATCCGCAAGAGTGGGCTAATGCTTCTTATATCAGAACAGGCGTAAGTCCAGGTACTAGCGGCTATCGATTCTTGAATGTAAACAAAGACTTTGCTCAACAAGCTTCTAGAAGATACTATAAGTTTACGACTGTAATGCAAGGTGGTTTTGATGGATTAAATCTTTTTGATTCCGATAAGTCAAAACTTCTTAACGCTGCTGCTGTAAGAGAAATTTCTGATTCTGCCGTTCAAGGTGGGGTTGGTGGACCAACTGTTTCTGCTTATAGAAAAGCTCTAGACGTTATTGCTGAGAAAAGCTCAATTGACATTCAGCTGTTGGCATTACCTGGTTTACGTGAACCTGCTATC